AACAAGTTTCTACTTACCGCGCTTTTCCCTCGCTAATTTCAGAGCTTTTGTCATTTTCTTGCTATGTGCAATTCGCTCCTCAGGTGTAGTCTTTGCCCATCGCAGTGCGGCCATTTCTGATGCGGTGTAGATTTTCTTCATGTCGTGTATGCTATATCAACTCTGACCAAGCGCAAGGTTGTCTGTTGACATGGCTAGACCATGCGTATGGTCCATGCATCCTGCAAGGACCCCTTACATGCCTGACTCCACTCCTACCTACCCCTCCTTCCCCTCAATCCAGCGCCTAAGCTCGGAGACAATTACCATCACCGAAAAGATCGACGGCACCAACGGCCTGATACACGTCTCTGATGACGGCGTTGTCACCGCTGGCGCACGCAATGGCTGGATTACCCCCGAGAAGGACAACTTTGGCTTCGCTCGCTGGGTTGCTGAACATGCCTCAGAGTTGGTCAAGCTCGGCCCCGGCTATCATTACGGGGAATGGTACGGCTCAGGCATTCAACGCCGATACGGATTAACCGAGAGGCGATTCGCCAGCTTTGAATGGTGGCGCGATGACCTGATACCGATCGTTCAGAAGGTGCCGGTTCTTTATCAGGGCACCTGGAACCCCGGCCTATTTGATTCCATGGTTGACATGCTCTCGTCTGCCGGATCCGTCTTGGTCCCAGGCTTTATGGACCCGGAAGGGATTGTCATTCAGTTCGAGAGCGAGTGCGCACGTCAGGCCAAGTTTAAGAAGTTCTGCAAGAATGACCTGATTCCAAAGAGCAAGCAGGTACACAAATGACCAACACCGTCCTAGTCCAAGGTAAAACCTGCCGACCATGCGTGTCCATCCACCGCAACGGGCAGTTTACCTACTTTGATCCGCTCTTGTCCAAGTGGCTTACCAAGGACACCGTGCCGACCTATGTTCGCAGTTTGCTGCCGGATGACGAGATGCACCGCGTTGAACGCAAGTTGCGGGAATTGGGGAGGATCTAATGCATAAGTACAAAGCAAAGCCCACCACGGTAGGCGACATCAAGTTCAGCAGTAAGGCCGAGGCGCAGCGGTATGCAACTCTGCGGATGCTGGAGAAATCCGGTCATATCTGGGGGTTAATGACACAGCCTAGATTCAAGCTTTTAGATAAGTTTACATGTCGCGGAAAGAATTACAGGGCTATTGAATATGTAGCTGACTTTCAGTACAGGCTTGACGGAGATTGGATAGTCGAGGACGTCAAGGGCTTTAAAACACCTGTTTACGAGATTAAAAAAAAGCTCTTTCTATCTCTATACGGCAATCAATTCACCTTCTGTGAAATACGTAATGGCAAGGTGGTGTAACTATGACCGACATCCGCACAGTTATCTTAGCACGCCTTAGATACAGCCCCCAGTCTGTGAAGCACCTCACATACTCCGCCTGCAATCTCACTGACGTAATGCCAGGGAAAGAATTGGCGCTTGAAGGCCTGGTGCAAGACGAGCTAAACAAGCTCAAGTCAGCTGGGCTAGTCCGCCAAGACGATTCCGGAATATGGATGCTCACTAGCGCGGCGAAAGTTTAAACCAACCCTTTAAGGAAAGATTATGAAAAACAAAGATAAGCCGGTTTGCCCGATACCGAAAGATGCGAAGGCTGGTGACATTATTCAGAAACAACATCTAGCAAACATACTGCGCGACATCGAGTTTATGTGCGAAGGTGGCACGAAAGAGGAGCTTAACATAGCTGCATACATACAGTATGCACGCGACGGTAAGTCTCCCAATGACATCAGAGCCGCCATCTCCGCATCTGCCCAGCCTCCTCAATCCGAGAACGAACTACACGCCATAATCCGCCAGTTGGATACGCGCTGCATGGAGGCGGAGCTTGAGCTTTCGCATGCACATCAGGTTCTTGCCGACCTCCGCATCAAGGAATCCTCCATCGCAGCATCCGGCCAGACGCAGGGCGGTGGGGAGCTATCAATAGTGACCCACGGCATGACTCGTATTTTTTCTGGACCTGGACATGCCGTGATGTCTGAGGCCCAGATTGAGTTTAAGCGCCTAGAGGCCGAGATAGCCGACCTCCGCGCCCAGCTTGCCGAAAAAAGAACGGCGCTATCTGGTCTAGAAAGTTTACACGAAATTACCATGTCGGTAGCGACGGCTAGCAATACGAAGAAGGAGATTGAGATAGCTGACCTCCGCGCTCAGCTCGCTGCGGCACAGGCTCAGGTCCATGATGCGGGTATGCAATTATCAACTTCGGAGGAGAATCTATACTGGTGCCAGCAGCGCGAGGATGCCGCACTGATGGACGTAGACGACCTCCATGCCCAGCTTGCTGCGGCACAGGCTGAGCGCGATCAACTCAAAGCCGGATTACAAGAGTGCCGCGATGCGCTCGTAGTCGCCAAGGAAGCGCAATCTGGTGCTCGCGACGGGTATCGGGATGCAATAAAAAATATAACAGCCGAGCGCGACGACCTGCGGAGGCGGTTGGTGAAGGCCGTGGAATTGCTGGGCGAAGTTAAGACCAGATTATACGGTCATGTTCCGCTGGCGAACGCACAGCACATCGACCTATTCCGTAGGATCTGCGTTTTGGTGGACGCCACCGAACAGCAGCGCGACGACGCGGGGGAGGCCGCGAAATGATCGCAGTATCAATTTTCATCAAGCAGAACGGCGACAAAATCTCCATTTGCAGCCTTGCTGCCGATGATGTTATCAGCAAATTAATCGAGCGCATGCTACGTGAGCAGTCCGAATATGTTATCAAATACATAGACGCATCGCATTATTGCGCCGATACCATCGGACAAATTACAAAAACGCATGAGCCCGACGCCACCGAACAGCAGCGCGGCGACGCGGGGGAGGTTCCCCGTGGATAACGTTTCCGTCCCGCGTGAGTTGTTGGAGCGCATCAGAGAATTTGCAGAAAAGCGCTGCCCTGCTGGTATGCACACCTGTTCCATATGTGGATTCCGTGGCTTTTGGACTGACAGATGGGCTTGGTACGGTTCATTAAAAGACGATGAAGAGGGTAGCCCGATTATTAAAACATGCTCCGACGAGTGCTTATCTAAAGCCAAGGTAAATCTATGACCCACCTCCTCGCCTCCACCACCGCCACCGTCGCGCATCAGGGCCAATCCGGCTTCTGGGCTTGGGTGCTGCTGATTGGGTTGATTGTCACTGCTGTTGCGATTGCTTTTAAGGTTGCGCTGGCGATTTTTAGGGGTGGGAAGTAAATGATTGCTGCACTATTCGTAGAATCCGGTGGCTGCTACTTCAACACTCCTGGGATTGATGCATGGGACATTAAGCGCGATGCCAGGAAGTATGATGGGCCGTATCCTGTTGTGGCGCATCCGCCATGCCAGCTATGGGGCCGTTTTGCAAAGATCAATTACGATCGATGGGGCTTTGAGCATAACAAGCCTGGGAATGATGGTGGGTGTTTTGAATCTGCGTTGCAAAGCGTCCGCACGTACGGCGGAATCCTGGAGCATCCGGCGCAATCCTATGCGTGGTCCGCGCATAGTTTAACTAAGCCAACTGTGATCGGATGGCAACCTAATGAATCCGGCGGTTGGGTCTGTGAGGTTTGGCAATCAGCGTATGGCCATAAGGCAAGGAAGCGCACATGGCTGTATTATAAGGAATTTCGTCACGTCGGTACGGCTCCGCCTGAATTGAATTGGACACGGCCACCTGGAACACACCAGATAGGATTTCACGACCAGCGCGGAAAAAACAGAAATAAGCCCACGATCAGCGGCAAGGCGGCAAGCGCTACACCGATACTATTCCGTGACGCTCTTATCAGGCTAGCTGAAAGTGCGGTAGCTCACGATTGCCAACTTAGGGAAGAAGGCTGAGATGTAGTCAAGGATTGCTTGACGACTGGTTTTATTGGTTAGATTCAAAATCAGCGGGGGCCAAAGGCGTCGAACCCTCCCCGTTGAACCACCGAAATTCTCCTCATACCCCGAGGAGTCTTTGCCGTGCTCTGTTTCGGGAGCGTTCGACCGGCAAAGTCTCATCGGGGTATTTTTTTTACCGAGGCAGACGATGGACATCAAGGCGCTTCAAGCTCAAATCAAGGCACTCCTGCTAGACGCAGATCGGGCCGAGATATACGGGCTGCATTCGCACGCGATCGGGTATCTGGCGGAGGCGGAGAAGTTGATTTGGAGGGTACGGGAGCTTGAGGAGGAGGCTTACCATGAACAGGATGTTAAGCATGATTTGGCGATGCTGGAGGTGGGGCAATGATCACTCCACAAGAACTCCAGGCAGCCAGAGCAACTAAACGCGCTGCCGACCTTCAGCGACAAGCCGAAAGCCGGACGACCTACAAGGCCTGGACTATCCAACTGGCCATCGGATCTACCGGAGGAGCGTTAAACGTCGGAGTGGAGGCATCAAGGACCGGGGAATGTGACCGTTATTTCTCCAACCTGGGCGAAGCTGAGGCTTGGATTGATAAGAGGCCCGTGAAATAATGGGGCGCATTTTCCACGTCAGGATCAACCTAGACGCCGTGTCGGCAGATTTAAACACCCTTGTCGATGACAGGGAACGAGGGGAATGGTTGCGCGGCTTTATGGCTGGCGCATCTGGTGGCGCTAATAGATTCGTAGATACATCACCAAGCTATCTTGGTTGGCATCATGGGGCATCTGCTAGGGGACACGCTGAGAAGTTCCACGAGAAGCAAGCCGAGTATGGCGCGAAGTCAGCCAAGGTCAGAGGTGAGAAGTACGGCACATCCCAACCCTCGAAGGTGGTTCGAACGACCCTCGAAGGTGGCTCGAACGACCCTCGAACTACCCTCGAACCAAACTCGAACCTATCCAATAATCCAATAATCCATAAAGAGAATAAACCAAAAACGAATAAACCACGTAACCAGGATTCACCAGAGACTCAGTGCCTCAAGCGGCACTCGTTTCGGATCAAGGGCGGAACACTTGATAAAAAATATGCGCTCATGGAAGCTATTAAAATTCTAGGCATCGAAGAGGCAGACCGTCAGTTAGGCGCAATGGTCGGTGTTTGGGCTGGTGACCTCCTCGCTAGAATAATTCCACCTCCACCGGCTCGCCCACAAGCCCCGCCGCTCAACCTGGACATGGTATGACCGTCCTGACTGACACTCACGAAGCGATTAGCTTGCTTGTCCTGGGCGATGCTCTGGAAAGCGTAGAATCGCTCCACCTCCTGGCAGAGTCCTGCCCTGCCCCGTCTCACCGATTCTTCGCTGGCCAGCGGAACAAGATCCTATCGCTTGCCCTGGATGCCATGGAGCGCGGCGAGATCCCCCACGACCAGGGTGCGGCACTGGAATACCTGAGCCGGATTACCTGGCATGACGCATTGGACCATCTTGCTGGCAAGCCTCTCGCCATGTCGGCAGGCAAGAGTCATGCAGATACGGCCATGGCTGCGATTCAGGCCGCTTCCCTGGTCATTGACGCGGCTGGCGCTCGTCTGGCTGGCTCAGGACTGACCTACGGACCTCCCAAGCGGGCCATTCGGATGCTGCGTCATCTGGCCGACCGTGTTACCCTGATCGACAAGCTGGCCAAGACGACTTCCGCCCTGGCCAAGGTCTCCGTGACCGAGGACGCCACCCCTCTCATCGCATCCCTTGCCGATCTGTTGCGCGATACGGGCACAACAGCGGGCGAACGGTCTTTAGGTGACTCCCTGGCTACCGCTCTCGATAATTCTGCCAAGGAGGCGGCTTTGCGCGCAATTGGCAAGGATCGGCCAGCTACATGGGGCCTGTCTTCGCTCGACAGGCATCTACCATTGTCTAAGGGGAGGTTTTTTGTAGTCGGGGCTAGGCCAGGTGGAGGCAAGACCTCGTTGGCGATTCAGGCGGCACACAGCACTGCCAAGAATCTCGGTCGGCGCTCAGTGGCTTATTTGTCCCTGGAGATGTCATCCGAAGAACTGGCTACCGTCCTTGCCTGCCGGGACGCCAAGGTGCCACGGGACAAGGTAGCGAACGCATGGGAAACGCTCTTAGAGGCTGATCGGCAGGCGTTGCATCAGTTGGCTAGGGAATGGCAAAAAAGTGGCTCCATGTGGCTCCGTGATTCGACCGCTGGACCTCAGACGGTAGCGCATGTCGGGGCTTGGATCCGTTCGCAACGGGCAAGACACGGGGCGCTTGAACTTGTGGTGATAGATTACCTTGGACTCATCAAAGGATCAAACCCTAAGCAATTTCTCACCGATCGCACAACGGAAATCACTTCCACCCTCAAACAAATCGCTCTAGCTGAAGGCGTGGCAATCATTTTACTGAGCCAACTTACCCGTGAAGGTCGCAAGCCGCCACGTTCAGCAGATGGCAAAATTGAAGCCGACCCCGTTCCTCGTGTTGAGGATCTATACGGCGGCGGATCAATCGAAGCCGATGCCGATGGCGTTGTTATGCTTCACCCCATAGATCGTGAAGGCTTGGAAAGAAGGGTTGATTGCATTATCGCAAAAAACCGGCGCGGACCTTTCCCGATTACGCTACCAATGTGGTTTTATGGCAAATGGCAGCATTTCCAGGATGCGGCGAGTGATGCGGATGTTTCGGAGGAGGTTCAAGAAAGAAAGAAGCGAATGGACGCGCCACCCAGCGAAACTGAAAACGTTTTTTAACCCATTCCAACCCCAACCCCAGACCAAGGAAAGAAAATGACTCAATGCGTCTACTGCGGCCATGTCTACACTGAGGCAGACAATCGGCCAATTTCTACCGTTAGGATTTGCTCTGCATGTAAGCCGCAGAGTAGCACCGTGACCATTTCCGCTGATTTGTCCGATGCGTATGTTAGGCTGCAACGGGCGGTGGAGGCATATCTTGAGCTTGGCAATTCCGCTAGGATGAAACGCATGAACATGGCCCTTGAAGACGTGCGGAAGGCGGGAACCAATCATGCCTAATATCTTACTTAGCAAGAGCGGCGACGCGGGGGGGCAGGGGAAATGATTAATAAAAACGAAAATTTGGAAAAGTTCATCCGTGAACTTGTATTGGAAATAAATATGGAAACCACAAGTGAAAACTATTTAGCCCGCATGGTGCATCTTGATAGCCGCATCAAGCAGGCTGCGGTTTGGCTCGCTAAGAAGTCGGCAGAAGAGGTGCCACATGCCTGACCCAACAAGACGTGAGCGCATTTTGGAAGCCATCGCATTGCTGACTGAGCACAATCGATGGCGACGTGGGGATGAGAAGGAGATGCATAACCCCCACAAGATCGGCGTGGCGATTGATACACTGGCAGAGGTCAAGGAGGAGCTTGAAAGAGACGTGAATGCCAGCCCTACCATGGCTGATGACGATTTAACGACAGCCTATATGGCTGGATCAGCATCCCGCTTAGATGAGATCAGAAAACTAAAGGAAGAATTAAACAAAATGCGGCTGCAACGGAACGACTTGGCCAATGCCCTCTGGTGCGCGGAAGCCCAATGGGGAAGAGAATACCTGTGGTGGAAGTTGAAGCTTTCGGAGCAATTAACCGAGGAACTGAAGAAGGAGCTAGCCATTGGAAAAATGAAGACCAGATTGCTATGCTGAAAGCCGACGTAGCCCGCGCCCAACAGGTCCTGGATGCGATGCCGGTAAAGCCAATTCGGAGGCTGGATGCGGCTTGGCATGCGGTGCACCGCCCAGCTTATTATTCGGTTGTGGTGGAGAAAAGGAATCAGCGGAAGGTGATGCCAAATGAACCAGGAGAAGATCATGCCGACTAAACGCCAAGAATACCACGAGCACTACCTACAGGGGTGCAAAGACGACTTGGACCGAAAAATCTGCGATCTTTGGGCGACTGGGATCAAGGACATTGCCATTGCTGCTAGATTGAAGATTAATCGCGGCATCGTCTGCAATCGGCGTGCTCTGATCATCAAGCGTGCGACTACGACCTTTCCGAGCCTGGAAGAGCGGAGGAGTCGGGTTGTGGATCGGGATGCGGTGGCGGTTGCGATGGGGTGGAGATCGTGAGAATCATTCAATTTCAAGTTACGTTTACATATCGTGCGTGAGTACATTGAGGGGGAGGGGTTATGAGACGAAAACCCCCAGGCGGTTAACCTGGGGGCGGTCGTAGAGCGGCGGTGCGGTTCAGAGGATCGCTATTCAAGAGCCAGCGCAAAGCCCCCAGGAAGCGTCAGGAGGAGATTCCCTTGCTGGTCTTGGTCCAGTTCAACGCCGTAGTCATCCTGGAGTCGGATGGACCAGCGGCATATGGCGTTCTTGAAGCCGGTTGTGTCTCGGTTATTGCCCTTGGTTAGGGAGTGGATTTTTGAGGCTATCATTGCCGTGGCGTGCGGTTCAGAGGATGGCCGTAGCGACTGGAGTAAGGACGATAGGGTGGCGCATGGATGGGGTTTGGTGCTCATACGGTTATCCCTAAGTGTTGGCACAAGTGGACCATGCGGTCTACTCCTGCCGGGGGTGGATTATTGCGGAGCCAAGCGTTATCATCTATGATTTTATTCAATTGCTTTTGAGTCGCACGGTAGCGTATGTCGGCACATTCTGCCAGCGTTTCTGGCGTGGTCTGGTCTGGTAATGCGTAGTGATGCCACTTAGTCGGAGAACATGCCGTTATCCGATCATCTGCATCTAATATCCAATAATCTACTCTAGGGTTTCCCTCGCGTTTGGAGTACGTTATGGCGCGTTTCTTTTTGATCATCATCAAGCCGTAGCCTTTTCCAGCATGGCCTTGATTTTGTCGTTCATCGCTTTGACGACTCCGGGCTTGTACGTCTCGTCTGATTCCACTTCTTCCATATATGGAATCAGCTTGTAGATGGCGTCAACGAGTTCGTCATACTTGGGCTTCATGGTGTGTTCCTTGGTGCCGTTGGTTGCGACTGGTGGCGCGTAGACGTATACGTACCATCGGCCAAGTTCTGCTGTCTGACCATGGCACGCCGCACCCTCTACACGCTTAGGATCATCGGCAAACTTATGGAAGCGCTCTTCAGAGGTGAAGTACCAATGCCTACCGCCGGGGGTGTCCGATTTATGCGCCCCATGCTCACGCAACAAGTCTTTTATTTGGATAGGCTCCGCTCGCTTGCGCCAATAGCAGACATCGCAAAGGTCCAAGTCAATATCCTGGAGCCTGCTGTGGCAGTGTGGATTGATGGCCATAGATGAACAACGGGTGCATGCGCTCATGATTAGGATCCTTTGCGGTTCCGATGGATACGGGAGAGGATGTGGGCTGAGGATAGGAAGAGGTGGAGGCGCATGGGTTATCCGATTACGAGGATGCAGGTACGGACAGCCGTCTGTCTGAAGCTGTCAGCACCATTGAATGCTGGCCCATCCACTTCTACCTCCAGCATTGACAACCCCATGTTTTCAATCGTGCGCAAGAGGTAGTCTGCGGCTTTCTTTTCTGACCAATTCAGAGGCATAACCGAGACGAGCTTTCCCCCCGGCTTGAGCCATAAAAGCGCGTGCAATACGTGGGCGGGTGCTGCATCTCGCTCAAAAGGCGGATTCATCAAAACAACGTCAACCCGTGCATGTGGTCCGACCGGCAATTCATTCAGAAAGTCGGCTTGCTGAGAGACGACGCATTGCGCACCAGTGGGACGCACGAAGGTTGCCAAATAATCGGCCAGTTTCGGAACAATCTCAAATGCTTTGACAGACTTTGCCCCGGCCTCAAGTGCGGCTCTAACTAAGTCCCCCTTTCCTGCCGACGGTTCCAAGACTGCCTTACTCCGTAGGTCGCCCGCCTGTTCCAGCATGATTTGCACAACGCTAGCAGGAGTCGGGAAGAAACCGGGAAAGTCACAAGTGCGCAAGTCAGCCTCTGCCCGTTCCTTGGCTATCTTTTCAGCCGATGCAGCAACGGCGCGAGGGTCAAGCAGCCCGCGCAAAGCGACGTGATGCGCTTCCGTGTATTGCGCGTCCGTAGTTTCGACGTGATAGCCATGATAGCCATTTGAAACCGGGGTGGCCTTATAGATAGCGGCTTCCTCAGACCATTGGAACAGGTCGCTAATGGTAGCACCTGGCAATGGGTTCTGGCCATCTTTACTGGCGAGCACGAAAGCCTTGAGGATGTGCGCCTGTCGTTCCATGCGCTGGCCTTCCATCCGCTTGTGCATGGCTTGCGCGAGACGCTTGGCGGTATTCTGGAGACGATCAGCAAAGCATGCCTCGGCTTTAATGATGAGCTTATCGGCTTTCGCGCTGATCTTGGCAAGGTCGATGGTAGGGCTTGGCTTGGCTATCTGCGCCACTGCAACAGGTTGAGCCTCTTCCGTATCTTCCTCCCTTGTGATGGTGGGAGACTGATCGGGTGTCCAGCCTTCAATCGCGTCAGTTTGTTCGATGGCGAACACGCAAAAGCCCTTCTTGAACTTGGCCTTGCCCTTGCCCTTCACTTCGCCCGATTCTGTTTCCTGTGTCTGCCCATCACTGAAGGCCAAGAGGCGAGCGGCACACGCTTCCCCCTTGCGCACGCAACGACCGATCGCCAGCCATTGGCGGAAGGTGGAAAATGCGCCAGTGACAAAGCGCGGGTCGCTATCCATCGCGTCTATGAGCTTAGCGACATTGCCGCCAGAGTATGGCTTGCCGGTGACTGCATTAATGGGGTTGACGATAGTTTGCAGCATGATTTGCCTTTTCATGGGCTTGCCGGTCGGTCACCGGTGGGACTGTCAGCGTTTGCTGATGCTGGGATTATGAAGCGTCCTAGAAAGAATGCAAGAGGTATTTTATTGCCTCATCTAATGTCTTGCCCTGACTGATGTTGAGACGATAGGCCAATAGCTCTAGGTTGCGTTTAGATTTTGGAGAGACCATCAGACGCAAGGGGACGCGCTTCTGGTCTAAAGGGATTGGCGGGCGACCGGGTTGCACGGCTCAGGCCTCCACTAGGCCGGCGTCATGCAGGAGCGAGTGAGCCCACACAGCGGGGCGCTGGGCCGCGTCAGCGCGGCACCGTGCGCGTTCGCTGATCAGGTGCTGCTCCGGGCTCAGGGTCTCGTCACCGTCCTCGGTGTCGTAGACGCCGTCCAGCGGTCCAGGGACCAGCACCTCGTCAGGGATATCCGCGATAGCCGCCGTGAGATCCGCGTAGAGGGCGTCACGCCTTGCGATCTGCTCCTCTGTCAGACGCAAGCGGAGCGTGCTCCTGGGGGCACTGCGGTAAGCGAGGTAGGCCGCGTGGAGTTTGCTGAGATTGTTCACAATCGCTCTCTCTTGCCCTGTCGTGCGCCCAGCTTGCACCGGGCGAGTGTCCGACAGGTCCGCGTCGTCGATCAGGGACAGTGCGTACCAGCCAAGGCCGGATTCCTGTGCCTCGATCACCTCTACAGCGTCGGATATATCCCGCGTGGCATTTGCGCGTTTTATGGTGATGACGGCTTCGTCGATTGATTCTTGTGAATAGGGCATGGTGCATCCTTGGTCGCTTGGACCTGTCGCGGCATTGCGATGGGTGTATTATAGCCCCCGATTGTAATAGCGCAAGAGGTATTTTTGGGAATGTGATTAGGGATGGGAAATGGGTGGAGGGGGGGGGAATGGGGATTGGGTTCACAGCTCCACCCACGGGCGGGTGGAATAATAAAACACCCACTGGCGGGTGGAACGATGCCATTCATCGATGCAATTGCATTATCAATAGGCATCATAATACAGCCACCCCCCATGCATAATAATATGTAAAGCTGTAAGTCGTTGAATTGCATATATATAATGAGTTTTTAAGAAGTTACGTATTGCACATTATCTGACTTCATAATCCATAGTAGGTAATTCGAGCCTCGCCGTTCCCGCCTGGCCCGATCCCAACCCGGGGGTCCACCCCATTTGCGGTTATATATAATCTAGCCCCCCCTCTAAAAATTTCCTACCATTTCCAACCACTTTCATTCCATAGACTTACCGAGTTATCCACATAAAAAAGTTTTCCACATTGACAATTTTTGTCAGTCTGTCTAGAGTACGCGCACGCGCGCACAATAGACGGTTGACGTGTTGAATTTTCGCACAACATGCCCAATAGCACATCCGCAGCAGTCGCCGTATCCTGACTACCACCCAGTACGGTAAAAGCTCTCTAAGCGGTCACTGTTTCTCTGAGCGAGATTGGTGATTAGCACGTAAGGGGAGCACAGTATGCCGTGTGCGAGGCATCCCGATGACCCTAAAGGGTGGAGCGGCAATCCAGGAATGGACCCGTCCCGGCAGGTGAGGGATGCATTGACATGACGGACGCGGGAAGTGTAGCCCTGACCAACCAGGGGAAGCCGGTGGCGCTCAGACGCCGGATACCAAGTACACTGACCAAGGCCGTTGTGTTGCTAAGGGGAGGCTGGTAGCGGGATCTAGTGATCTCGCGAGAGGGGTGGGGTGGGTAGAAACACAAAGGGTCAGCAAGCATGAAAGTACAAGAATTTTAGGATAGATTCTATGACCATTAAACGCTATCTCGTGTTTGCCGGTCCCAGATATTACCCAGAAGGTGGATGGGGCGATTTCAGGAACGCCTACGACACACTTGAAGAGGCAATTGCTTTCAGTTCCCTTATGCCAACGGCAGACTACTGGACGCATATAATCGACCTACAGGGGCTATGTGAAATTCAAGGTCTGCCCAATAGGCCAGTTGAGGAAGACCGTTCATGAGCGTTTCCGCAACTTCCATCACCGACCGGGGCATCAGTGAGGCCAACCTTTTAAGGCGCATGCGGTCTACCCATGCTCTCGCTAAGCGCCTCACCACTCTCAAGCTCTTCGGTGCTGATCGCAGTGTAGTCACCGCAGAAGATCCCCCGGTTGTCCAGGTCCTCCTTCAGATGGCCAAGGAATTTGAGGAAGTCCCTGATCAGAAGCTCCGGGTCCAGCTCCTCACGGCCATGGCGAATCTCTCCTCCTCGCTCGATGCTGGTGACCAGAAAATGTTTGATCAGGTCCTCAAGGCCATCATCGCCCGTGACAAGAAGGAAGGCGACTCAGAACTCTCCGAAGCTGAGATGGAAAAGATCGCCAATGGGTAGGCCCACCAAGGCGGAAGCGGCCAAGCGTCTTCAGGAGATGCGCTCGCTCGATTCCTGTCGTCGCTTCATGGAAGAGCTGGCTACCACGACCCAGCAGGAGATTCTCAAGGACTCCACGCTCAATCGGCTGGTCACCACAGCCAATCAGGGTGGTAAAACCACCGTAGCCGTTGCCGAATGCGCAGCCATGCTCCGTGGTATCCATATCCACAAGCCCTGGTTTGGCCCTGTCAGCATCCTCGTCATCGTTCCAAGCCGCACTCAGGCAGCCGGTATCTGGGGTAAGCGCCTTATGACCGCCTCAGACATCCAGCACAAGGTTGGCGATGTCTCCCTAGCTGATCGTCCGCTCATTCCCAAGTCGGAAATCAAGCACATCTCCTGGAATTACAGCCCTCAGGGTAAATTCCCCGGTAAATTAAGCCTGAAAAACGGCTCCGAACTCCTGATTATGCTCTCGGCGGATCCCCATGCTTGGGAACGCATCCAGGGCTTTCCGTTTGATGAAGTGTTTCAAGACGAAGCAGTCGGGAATGAAAGCCTTGGCGTTGAAATCACCCTGCGTCTCTCCAAGGCGCGTACCACCAGAGCCCGTGAAGGTCGTTCCTGGGGCGGAAGTCGCACTTGGGTAGCAACCGCAACCCTCGTCAACGATGAATTTGAGGAGTTTAAGCGCCGTTGCGATCAGAATCTTCCCGATCACCGGGTGTTCTGGATCCATCCCTCCGAAAACCCAGCCGTTTCCATGGATGTGCGCAATGCGATGCGTAATTCCATGTCGGATGAGGAGGCCGCGATCCGCCTCGATGGCACCGCTGGGGCAACGCACGATCTCCTGATCTTCCGGAACCAATGGAGCCGCGAGCGCCACGTCATTCCTGCTGAAGAATACCACCCTAAGCAGAATATCTGGTGCGCCTGGGATCCGGGGTGGGATCACCCGTACGGCCTCGTCTTTGCCGTCCAGGATCAGTTCCACCCGAACCGTCTCCGGGTTGTCCAGTGCTACCGCGACCGCAAGAAAACCCTGGATTACGTGGCCAATCAAATTGCCATGTGGCTCAATGGGCGCTGGCTTGAAGGGCTTGTCTTTGACCCCGCCTCCCTCAAGACCGAGCACAGCCGCGGCGAGTCACTTGCCTATCAAATGGAAGAACTCCTGCGCCGTATGGAGGTGAAGTCCATGCGCGGCGTTATGATGGGACGCAATCGCTACGAAGATACCCTGCCCCTAATGCAGCGTTACCTGGACCCCGATCCGGTGGACAAGACCCGCGATCCCCTCCTGGTCATTGACACACCGAACGAGAAGAACGGCACCGGCATGCTGGTCGAGCAGCTGGCCAAGTACCGGCGCAAGATCGAGCAGAAGGGCGCATCCCTACGCGGCCACAACATCTACCGTCAGGATGACGATCTCGTTGACCCGGTGCGCTACCTCATTAGCCGGCAACCCGCCTGGGCTGACCGGGAGCCGAATACCCAGCGCTCCGTCCGACTTTCCCAAGGCCCCGGCAAGCCCCGCCATCCCGAAAAACCAGATCCTTTCCGCCTCACCGACGACATGGACCCAGAGCAGCGCCTCCATGTCATACGGCTACGCGAGTCAGCAAATCGCTCAATGTTTGAGCAGAACGGCATGAGGAGCCTGCCAACCGTTCCGCTAGGGTGGTAATTTTTTAATCGTTTGTTGTATTTTTATACGACGATGTATAGAAATACGACATGTCCCTTGATCCCGTTGGTACTGGCAACGCGATTACGCCCTCCAGTGGGTCGTTGACTTCCGGACGAATTCCGATTGCCACGGGCTTACTGACTCTCGGCGATACCTTTCTAGGCAGCACGGTTTCCGAAAACGTTCTTACCTTTACCGGCACCCTCACTGCGCTTCGCACGGTGACATTTCAGGATGCGACCGGAACCGTTCCGCTTCTAGAAGTCGGCAGCACATACACTGGAGCCAACACATTTCAAAACTCCAGTGGCGTCACCACGCGCCAAACCGCAACTCAGGACGGTGTTGCCCTCGTTGGCCGTGCTGGCGGAACTTCGTCGTTTACCGCGACGATTACCCCGACGACCCTGACTGCATCGCGTACCCTGACCGTCCCCGATGCATCAGGAACCATCGCGCTTACATCGCAACTTTCCAATACGATTGGATGGAACAGAGCATTACAAGAGTTTTCAAGCCCATTTACGCAAATAGGCGGCTACACTTGGACATCAAGAACATTACCATCTTCTTCTGATTGGTTTTCGGTTTGTTACGGAAACGGAATATTTGTCGCTATTGCAACAGGGTCAACTGCAGCAGCCACTTCACCGGATGGTGTAACATGGACCGCAAGAACGCTTCCCTCGTCATCGACATGGGCATCAGTTTGTTACGGAAACGGCGTATTTGTCGCTATTGCCAGCACCACAATAGCAGCCACTTCACCAGATGGAATAACGTGGACCGCTAGAACACTTCCAACATCAACAGGTTGGCGATCGGTTTGTTTTGGTAACGGCACGTTTGTAGCCATTTCGCAGACTAGCGGAACAATTGCCGCTACTTCTACCGATGGAATTACCTGGACTCAAAGAACGCTCCCAGCAACAGCATCATGGTGGTCTGTCGTATACGGAAACGGCGTATTTGTCGCTATTGCATTTTCAAGTTCTTCCGCCGCCATATCTTCAGATGGAATTACTTGGACTTTAACAACGCTTCCGTCGTCCAGTGGATGGTATTCAGTTTGTTACGGTAATGGATTGTTTGTTGCGGTGTCTAGTACCTCTGGAACCATAGCAGCCACATCGCCAAATGGCACAAATTGGACTACAAGGACATTGTCTGCAACCGCAAATTGGGTTTCTGTCTGCTATGGAAATGGGCTGTTTGTAGCAGTTGCCGGTAGCGGTGTTACAACCGCATCAAGCTCACCAGACGGAATAACGTGGACCGCGAGGACTCTATCGTCTGCACAGGCATGGAACTCCAACTGTTATGGTAATGGAGTATTTGTAACGGTAGCTCAGGGCGGATCGAATACCGCTAGCACTTCAGGCGGAGCCCTCGCCCTTTCCGGTGACTTCACCGCCCCGCGTACCCATACCGTCCAAGACGCCACCGGCACCATCCCCCTCATCGAAGTCCAGCCATGCGCCAGCTTCCAAAACAAGCTGATCAATCCGCGTTTTGATATTTGGCAGCGCGGGACGAGCTTTGCGGCAATCGCAACCAATAGCTATCACGCCGATCGATGGACGCAAAACTTCGATGGAACCGGCGTAGCGACTATCAGCCGTCAGGCTCACACGCTGGGTGCTATCCCAACCGAGCCCGAGTACTTCCTGCGCTATCAGGTGACGAGTGCCGGGGCAGGCGGTACGTTTAGAAATCTCATTCAAGCCATTGAATCAGTGCGAACTTTGGCGGGTAAGCGTGTACAAGTCACTTTTTGGGCAAAGGCTGACGCGGCTCGCAATGTCCTGCCGCAGTTTGCACAGGTTTTCGGCACTGGCGGCACTCCTTCTGGAGCCGTGTTCGCAAACGGAACAACCTGCGCACTGACGACCTCGTGGCAGCAATTCACCCAGACGATCACACTTCCATCAATCAGCGGTAAGACGGTCGGCACAAACCGCGACGACTATCTGGGGCTTCTGCTGAATCTGCCTCTCAACACGACATGCACGATCGACTTTTCAGAAGTAGAAGTTAAAGAAGTTGCCCCATCCGGTCAGGTCAATACGCCGATGGAGATTCGGCCACCGCAGGTCGAGTTGGCTTTGTGCAAAAGGTATTACCGCCGAATCAATAGTACTGACGGACTTTTCCAGCCATTCGGATACGGCCTTGCAGCAACTACTGCCATTGTGGATGTGCTGATTCCGCCAGATGTCGAAATGCGTGCAAGCCCTACTTTGAGCTTCTCAGCCCTTGCTGATTTTAACGTCAGCGATTCGAGCACGATTACGGCTGTCACCAGCATTAGTCTCAGCGGGACACAAGCAGGCCGACAATTGCAACAAGTGCAAATGAACACTGGCGGCGGACTTACTCAATTTCGCTCGATGCGACTTGAAGCGGCAAATCGTCTAACGGCTTGGCTGGCATTCTCGGCGGAATTATGATTTATACCGATTACACAAATTCTATCCGTCGTGAATCCGATAAGGCAAGCATTCCCAAAGATCCTGCCAACCGCGATTATCAAGAGGCATTGAAAAGCGGCACAATCAATCCAGCTTCAGCGGTCGATCCAATTCCAGTTAAACGCGCCGCGTTTGTCGCATCCATTCAACGTCTCCTCGACAGTGCCGCCCAGGCTCGTGGTTACGATGACATTTCGACCGCCGTCACCTACGCCGACGAATCCGCCGTATTGAAATTCCAGACCGAGGGCCGCGCCTTCCGCGCTTGGCGCTCGTTGGTCTGGGCTGCGGCGTATCAGGTACTCGATGACGTTTTGAGCGGTCGTCGAACTGAGCCGACCATTGAATCACTCCTTAAAGAACTTCCACAGGTACAACTACCGTGACTAAGCCCAGCCTCACCCCCGGCGCTCTTCCAGCCCTCACTGAAGACACGCGGGTCAAAACCAACATAAAGACCATCATTGGCATAGGCAGCACGCTTATTGGCGCAGTTATCTGGTGCACAAATGTACATAACAATCTGAGCGATTTGCGTGACTCAAAAGAAAAGCAGGCCGCAAAAATGGAAGAGATGTCGGCCCGTCTCGCTAATATGGAAATCACCATCAATCGCATCGATGTCAGGACAGCCAGGGAAAGCAGATCCAGCTTCATAGAAGCTTACTCCATGGATGTGAAGAAATGAATGATGCACAAAAGCCGCCATTTCGCGAGTTGGTTATTGCCAGCATTGGCGTTATTCTGCTTGCTGTGCTCTTGTGCGGATGCGCGCCCCGCATCGAACCTGGGCCTGGGGAGTTGCGCCCCGAAGTGGCCACCTGGGGCATCAGTGAATGGCTCGCCGGAATCGCCGGTCTTGCGGCCATCGGATGCTTCGTCGTCTTTGCCTTCCTCCGAGAATACGCAGCCGCCGCCACTGCCAGCCTTGGCTGCGTCGGCCTGGCAGCATGCTTCCTCGTACTGCCAACCATTGTTGCCGCCACCAAATGGGCCTTTATTGCCAGCTTGGTGCTTGCCGTTGGTGGCATCGGTTATCTGGCTTTGTCGCGTGTCCATAATCCAGACGCGCCGCTTCCGAAATTCCTGAGTCGCTTGAAACGCGGCAAAAAGAATGTCGCACCATCAAAGCCAGGGCTCTGACGTGCTGGCCGATTTAATCCGGAGCGTGTCGCGCCCTGGCGATCCCCATATCGCCATCGCCCGCCAGATGGCCCGTGATGCAGCAGGAGCCGGTCGAGACGGTACAGCCGTCATCCTACGTAAGCGCAAGGCTCAGGAAGCCACAACCGTTATCATTGCCAAAAAATTAGACAACTAGCGCATTAAAATAAATTATCTGTTGATTTTTTAAACAAACTTTGTAGTCATACGTCTAAGAAAGCAACGCCATGACCGCTTCCGAAGCTATCTCTGAACTCCAGCGCATCGGGCGTGCCTTCTCGGCCCTGGCGTCGTTGGAGCAGATCGTCGAAGTGGCCGCCACCGCTGAATCCCGACAGAAGGCCGTCGTGGCTGAGTTGGCCACCTCCCGCAAAGCGGTAGAGGACGCAAACGCCGACGCCGCCAAAGCGGTTGCCGACGCCAATGCGCGGGCGGCGGAGATCGTCAAGGGCGCGGACGACCACGCTGCCGCAGTCCAATTCGAGGTGGCGGCCCTCAAGGCCAAGCACGCCGACGAGATCAAGAAGGCCAAGGACAAGCTGGAAGACATCAAGGAAGCCACCGATATTGCCGTTAAGACCTACGAGTCGAAGAACGCAGCGGCGGAGAAGAAGCTGGCCGACACCGAAGCCGCCATCGTTGTGGCGGAGAAGAAGCTCGCCGACATTAACGCGGCCATCGCCGCCATTGCAGGGCGCTAACCCATTACTCGCCCTACATTCCCGTGGGCTGGTTTACCATACGAAAAGACTGAGCTATGCAGGTGACTATCCAAGACCGTCCAGCCACGCCGCCTACTCGGGAAGAATTACAGATAGCGCTGAATCGCTATCAGAAGCGCATTCCGGCACAGCAGCAGCGAGTGATTGCGGCTCGCGCTGCCTCCGTCGCTGCAAAATCGGCTTTAGACCAAGCCCTGACCGAAGAGGCAGACGCAGAGGCAGCGCAGCAGCGGCTAGCCGCTTATATTGCCGAACTCACTGCAATTCTGGAGGCTTGACCCATGGCACTGCAAGGCACTACCAACCACGCGCTTGAAGATCGGGTATTCGATTCCGGCCTGTCAATCCTCGACACCGAAGTGGACAAGATCGTGCTGTGCTCGGCCAGCCCGACGACCTACACCGAGGCGAACACCACCTACAAACTCGCGGAAAAAACCAGCTACGCTATCGGATCGCCAGCAAACCGCTCCGGCGGCGGGCGCGAGGTGACCGCCCCGGCGGTGAGCGGCGGCACGATCACAAGCGCCGGCACCGCCACCCACGCTGCCTACGTCGACACGGTCAACACGCGCCTGCTGGCTGTGCGCCAGCTGTCGTCCAGCGTGGCCCTGGCCAGCCCCGGCACCAACACATGGTCTTGCTCATCGCATAAGATGGGCATCCCGGCGCCAACCTAATCAGCTACAGGAGGCCGCATGTCCACCTACAGCACACTCGCCGCAGAGCTTGCTGACCCCGACTACAGTGGCCTCACCAACCAGCAGGCGCTTGAGGCCCTGCTGGCTCCGATCCCGATCAGGATCAACCCCGAGGTCAAGGCCCTGCGCCGGTATCTAATCACGACCGGCAAGATCGGTCTGATGAAAATTGCCGCAGAGGGGACCGATAGCGCGGCTGCCGTGTGCCGGACGGCCTTTGAGGCGCTTGCGCCGGGTGGATTCGAAACTCTCGAATACACCTCGCCCGACGTGTACGCAGCGCTGACTGCAATGCTCGATGTCGTCGTCGCGGCGGGACTCCTGAGCCAAGCCGACAAGACTGCGATCCTTGCGCTCGGGGACTCGACCACTACTAGGGCAGCGCAGATCGGCTGGCCCCAAATCACCGTCTACGACGTGGCCCACGCCAGGAGCCTCTAATGCCAATCGATCGCACTGCCGGAACGGTCGCAATCTCCAGTCAATCGGTTTCTGCTGGCTCTTCGGTACAGTCGTCGAGTGTGACGATGCTGGACACTAACTTCGCGGCCACGGTCTATGGTCGTATCACCAACGGTGGCACGGGACCAACGATTCCGATGCGCGTCGCCTTGGAGGTGACGCCTGACGGCGGCACGACCTGGATCGACACGGGACTTGGGTTCTCTGGCGGCGGCGCGAATAGCGGTGTGTTTCAATTCTCGTTCGACGTGCCATTCCCGATCGGCCAGTGGAGGCTCAATGCTGGCGGTCACACTGGGCAGGCTGTCACAGTCGCGGCCTGGTACGACCTTGTTGTGACTCCGCAGTAAAGATCGTCAATCGTGGCCCGCACGTTCACAAAAAACACGTCGAACACGTTCACCACCGCGAGTGGTTTCTTCGACAATTCCACGTTTGGAACGGGGCGATCCAGCGGCAGCGGGCCGACAGCGATCACGTATTCGATTTGGGCCAGGGCGCGCGGCACCTACGCCGCCACGGCGACCGCACTGACGGACGGACTGTGCGGCCTGGGCTTTTCGAGCACGGCGCACATCACGCTGAAAACCGACGCCTCTGGCAATCTCGGGTCGTCGAGTCGCGCATATTATTTTGACAGCGATCAGGTCGGCTACACGACCTACAAACTGCCGACTGAGCGCTGGGTTCACCTCGTTGCGATCTTCCACTTCGCCTCGCGTCGCGTGCGGTATTTTGCGGATGGCGTCTTTGTCGGATCAACCTCGGCTTCGGGCTGGTCACTCGATCGAATCGACACGTTTACCAATGCTGGCAGCCTCCGAATCGGCCAAGCGGGTAATCAGTCCACCACTACCAGCACACAATTTGCCGGTGATCTTGCGCATTTTGCAGTCTGGAATAGGCAGCTCACTGAAACCGAGATTGGGCGCATCTCCAAGGGCCTCGATCCCCGTGTCCTCCGGCCTCGCGTCTACTATCCGCTGACCAGCCTCAATGCAGGCGAGGTGGTCGTAAACGTTGTCGCGCCCATGTGCCAGGGAACGATTGCCGGCTCGTTGCCCGTCACTAACGATCCCATCGCGATCAGCGCCAATCTGCAACCGTATCTGCTGGCAATCAAGGCTGCGTCGGGTGCCCCCACCGACTATGCGGTGGGTGTGCAGGGCATCACGACGGGTGCTCCGGTCGTGGACCAGATCACGGCCACGGAAAACACTGGGGCGATTGACTACGCCATAGGCGCACAAGACATCACAGCAGGCACCCCCGTCATCGGCCAACTGGCCTTGGTGCTGGATTACGTCGCAGGCGTGCAGGACGTCGCCAACGGCGTCCCGGTCGTGGATCAGATCACGGCAGCCACGGATGCCGTCCTTGCGCCGCAGGGCATCCTGGCTGGGGCGCCGGTCATCGACCAGATTACCGTCACCGAGAACACCGGGGCCGTCGACTATGTCGTAGAAGCGCAGGACATCGCCACCGGGGCGCCCGTGGTCGATCAGGTCGCCCTGGTGCTGGACTACTCAGCAGCGACGCAAGAGGTGTTAGCCGGAGCTTCGACCATCGAACAAATCCTGGCAGCTACCGAGATCGCAGCGGTCGTACAAGACATGCTGGCGGGTGCGCCCAATATCACGGCGATTGCAGTCACCTCCACAGGGAGCGGTGGGGCGGCGGACCCTGCTGCGGTCTGGAATTACGAAATCATCTCTGGATTCACGGCGGAGCGCCTGTTGCGCATTCTTGCCGCTTCCGTCGCCGGTAAGGTAAGTGGCGCGCCCAGCAACCCGGTTTTCCGCAGCGTAGACGATAGTCAGGACCAGATATATGGGACAGTTGACGCGAGCGGAAACCGCACAGCAGTGAGTTACGGGCCATGAGCTGGTTCAGCCATTGGAACGGGTCTTGGTTCGGCGTGTGGTTCGGCCCTGTTATCCCGCCTGAGAGCGGTCTTGGCCTCCTCGACCCGCGTGTCACCCCAGGCCTCACCCCCTACCGCCGCCTCGGCGTCGTATCCCCATCAGCTGGCCTTCGTAACTACAAGTAAGGATTCATCATGCCGGACATCACCTGCAATGCGCTTGGGCAGAAAATCACCCGTCAAACCATTGGCGCGACCTCTGAGATTGCGCTGACTGTGCGCACCTCGCGACAGAGCGGCACTGTGGTGTTGCAAATCGTGCCGCTGGCCAACGTGCTCTACCATTCGACGGCTGGACAGGCTGCCACTGACGGCCTGACCGTCCAGGGCGCATCGCAGGGCCTGACGCTGCCGGTAAACGCAGATAGCACGTTCTACCTGTATTCGGTCGCTGGCACTACCGTTGACATCCTGGTGGTCGGGTAATCTGCCGTGAAAAATCCAAGAGATACGCAGGGCGCAATCCTCAAGCGCCTCTTGGACTCCGATAAGCGGGCCAAGAAGCGATTTGCCACTCAGGGGCTAGAGATAGCCCGTTACGGATGGGCACCCGACTATGGCTTTGAATACCAGACGCTGCCAGCACAGGCTTTTTTCCGGGCCAAGGTCGCGCTTACAGCCGAGGCTATCAAGGTTTTCGGCCCGTACCTGTACCAGAATAACCCGCATCGCACAGTGTCGCTCAAGCCGTGGGCTGATCAGCAGCTTCAAGCCAAGGCTTCCCTCATTGAATCGTACCTGAACTACACTCCCAGCGAGTACGATTACTTTGGCAATTCCCGCCGTGCCATTGATGACTCCTTGTCCTGGGGACGTGGCGTGGTCTGGACGCATCGGCACCCGACCAAGAAGGGCGTCATCGTATCGACCCAGGACAGCGTGCGGAACCTGTGGGTTGATGGCGATGCCTCGTCTCCCGACAGCTGCACCCGCGTCTGGCGTCGCTGCGTCAAGCTGCGCGCTGAAGCAATGGCGGAATATGCGCAGTATCCGGAAGCACAGAAGAAGATCGCAGCGTTGCCAAAATGCACGCAGCGCTGGCAGGCCAACCTCCTGATTCCAGGCGAGGAAAACACTCTATCGGGTGAAGGTGTCGAATACTACGAATGCTACAGCCTGTTGCCGCTGACTTCGTTTGAAGGCGGATCAGACCTGGCAGAAGCCGGAGCCGTAGTGGATCGCCCGCAGAAGTACGTGGTTTCGGCACAGGGCGAATTGCTCTGGTCTGGCGATTGGGAAATCCCGTACTACCTCGACAACGCATTCCCGTGCTCGTTGCTGGATTACTACCAGCACCCGGAAGGGTCGTGGTCGGTATCGCCGCTCGCTGACGGCCTTGGTTATCAACGTGCCATCAATTGGCTAATGACCCTGATGATGGGCAAGTACCGCTTCACCTCGCGTACAACGCTCGCCTTGGTCAATCAGAATGAGCAAGGAATTGGCGATGCTGACCGTGATAAAGTCCTCATGGGGAATGACATTGAGGCCATCTCGGTCAAGGTAAATGGCGAGCAAAAGCGGCTCCAGGACTTCATCCAGCAATTCGATTGGTCCAATGAATGGATTGGGGCGTCTATGCAGATGATGTCCGTATTCCAGGAACGGTACGAGAAATCGACAGGCCTGTACGGCATCCTCTATGCAGGCGAGACCCCGACCCAGGTTCGCTCTGCTACTGACGCCACGATGAAGGACCGCAATAGCCAGTCCCGCATCAACTTTATGCGTGATCAGATCATTCGCTGGCAGGGTGAAGTAGCGCGCAAGGAAGCCCTGGGCGCTCGGTATCTCCTGGGTCGCCAGGAAATTACCGAGGTAATGGGCGAAGAGGCTGGTAAAGCCTGGGGCTTCCTCATCAAGCCGGAAATGGCCGATGGTAAAATCTGGATGCAAAGCCTGGTCGCTGAAGGCATGCCGCCAGACGAGGCGCTTGCCCTAGTGCAGGAGAAACTAAAAGACGCGGTAGACCTGACCAAGTGGGCACGGGAAACCGAGTATGACATTGAGCCGGACAGCCTGCAAAAGCCCAACTCGGATACGCAGGTGGCCAGCTTCAAGGAAATGTCGAATCAGCTGATCCCGACCCTGGTGCAATCCGTCAATCCGCAGATGCAGGCGCTCGGCTTTGAGATGCAGGCTGCGTATCTGCGGCTCATTGGCGCTGATGCCGAAATGGTCGAGCAGGTCAAGCAGCTTGCTCAAATGTTGCGCACCACTCCTCCTCCAGTCATGCAACCACCCACCGGACAAACCGCAGCATAACTATATGCCCAGCTACGAATCCCGCTGTCTCTCCTGCGGCCTGGAACAAGAGTATTTCCAGACCATCGCCAACCGCGATCAAGTATCTGATTGCATCAAATGCGGCGGCAGGTGTACGCGTGATATTCGCACCTGCGCAATGACCTACCCCGACCTCAACGATTTTCATACCGAGAACAGAGGCAAGGGTCGATTCAATCATCAACTCAAGCAGTACGTCACCTCGGTTGATGACGCCAAGGCCAAGGCAGCCAAAAAGGGATGGGGGGTGCTAGATGAGGCTTAACGATCAATACAAATCGGTGACTCGCGACGACCTCGTCCATCGGGTTTTCACGCTAAAACAGACCCGGTACGATGCCGTGGTTTGTAGCGGATGCGGCATGGAGCATTCCGGCTTTATTCAAAGTAATGCTGACAGCACCCCGTTGCCAGCCTGTCACGTCTGCGGAGCCCGGTGCATAGAACGAATCGTATTTAGATTATGTGGCTAATATATACAAACACGCATGTCTGTATATTTTTTTGTCATATGATGTCCAATTTTTAAACAATAATGTCTTGATTTTCACCAAGGAACCATTATGGATACCATGACTGATACCGGGAGCGCGGAAGCTACCTCCCTTACGTCCACGGCCTCGCCAACTCCGGACGCGGTTTCTACCGCCACTCCACCCGCTCCTTCTCAATCTGAGACACGTAGCGCATCCCCCGCCTCTGATGCCGCGTCTGCTGCTGCCCCCGATCGGGCGGTAGTCAATGCCGCATCCGCCACGCCGACTTCCCCTGATCCGGAAGCCGCTGGTGCAGCCCAACCGGAGCACGACTGGAAGCGTCGCTATGGCGACCTCCAGAGTTATGCCCAGAAGCTGAAGGCTGAAGCGGAACAAGTCCGCAAGCAGTATGACGGACTCGGCAAGCCTGACGAATTACGCGCCATCATGGCAGAACGTAAGAAGCAGGAAGAAGCCGCCCGTCTCAAACCGTGGAACTCTGGCCATCAGGAGCACAGCCGTTTTCAGCAGCTGCGTTCTAAGGCCGAGGATTTTCGGGCCAAACTTGCCAGGGCTGATACCCCTGAAAAGAAGGCCATGGTGCAGGAATTATATGCCGATGACTTCACTCCTGAAGACATTGCGCTCATTACTGAAGCGGAACGGGACAGCAAACAGCTGAGTCAAAACTTCCATTCAGACCCACGTGGATTCCTTGCGGAACATGTGATTCCCCTGATTCGTGGTGAGTTTCAGCAGATTATGCAGTTCCAGCAAACCCAGATGGCCGCTCAAAACTGGCTGTCTGATCCCACGAATAACCAGCTGCTTGATAAGTATGCCCCCGACATGGAGCGCATGCTGGACCCGGAAATCCCAGCCCGTGAAAAGGCTGTGGAGTTCGCCCGTATGCGGGCCGAATTGGATGCGCTCAAGGCCAAACTTGGCACTCAGATGGAGACTCAGGCGCATTCCGAGGCGCAACGTGACGCACTGTCACGCGGACCCCGCAGTCCGGCAACCGCCCGTGGAACGTCAGTTCCGATCCGTGACCCCGTGGCGCATCTCATCGCCAAGGGTTTCAAGCAGGGAACCGAAGAGTTCTCTGTCCAACTCCAAAAAATCAACGCGGCTAATCGCCGTTAAGAAAGTCAATCATGCCCGCAGCCGCTCCCACCAATAACAACTATTCGTCCATCGTTGACGTTGTCACGACCCAGCAGTTCATGCGGGGTGAGTTCGACAACACCAAGAAGCGCAACGTCCTCCTCGCCAAGCTCGACGAGAAGGGCAACATCAAGGCTGATGCCGCTGGCAAGTTCTTCGAACGCAATGCCCGCGTCGGTCAGTTCCAGTCCGCCACCCGTGCTGATCTGGTCGAGCGTCAGTTCGCTCGCAAGCAGCAGCGCGTCACCTGGGCCTGTCCGTGGGCCTGGAAGGAAGTCACCGGCGCTATCGGTGAGCAGGACGTGGTTTTCAACTCGGGCGAGCAGGCGCTCGTCAAGCTGAACGCTGTCATGATGAAGAACATGGCCGACGACTTCCGCAAGGACATCGTTACCGATCTTCTCCGCAACAATGCCGGCGCCAATGCCGTGTTTGGCCAGGCCGCTGTTGCCGGTTCGCCGGTGCCGATCTTCGGTCTTCCGACCATGATGGGTTACGGCGCTGCCGCTGCGAACTACAACCCAGACACCCAGACGACCTCTGGTGCCGTTGGCGCTGGCGACCGTGAAGTGCTGCCCAACGTCAGCTATTGCGGCATCAGCACCCATCCGACCAACCCCATTGCCGGTGTCGATAATAAGACCCCGGAAGCCACCAGCCCCGTGCTGGTCAACTGGAGTTCGACCGCCTGGACCGGCACTGCGACCTTCCGCAGCACCTGTCTGAACGTGCTTGATCACACGATCAACCGCCTTGCCCGTTCGCCTGAAGCGATGGACAATGTGGACCTGATCCTGGCGACCCGTACGATGTTCACCGACATCTCGCAGGCTTTCATCTCTGGTGGACCCAGTGGCCTTGGTGGTCGCGTGGTGTTTAGTGCAGACAGCCAGGCTCCAAATACCCGCCTGTACAAGGACAACCGCATTCCTTACGGCAACGCGGAAATCGTGTGGGACGTTTCGATGCCCGCTAACGTCATGTACTTCCTGAACACCAACTACCTGGAGTTCGATTACTTCCCCCAGAAGTCGATCATCCAGCAGGGGGCCATTGAAACCGGCACTGGCGAAGGGACCGAGATTTTCAGCGTTCGTTCGGATTACGACATCAAGCAAGGTGGCCACCTCGCGGCTGCTGTCCTGTGCGCAAACCTGTGGGGCAACCCGTTCTACCACGGTGCTGCGTACAACTTCGCCTAATTAACCACCCACTACGAAAGAATTATCCCATGTCTGATATTCAACCGCTTACGGTGGGGCAGACCTCCACCGATGCATCCCTCGAAGGCCTGCTGGGCACCGTGACCGAGGTGGATAACCTCCTCGGTACCGTGCCGTCCAGTACGGTTATTCTTGGCACTACCAACCTGCGTCTGGTGAAAGCCTCGGCCACCATTTCAGTGGTTCCTGGTTCGCCGGTCAGCTACTCCGCTACCAACAACTACACGGTTGGCACGCTTTCGGGCGCTGCCGCTGATCGTGCGATTGTGGCTGGTTTCGCGGTTGTGCCGACTGGCACCACTTCGATTGCCTCCGGCACGTATTTCTGGGTCGCCTTCCAGGGACCGTGCTTGGCTCTGTGTGTTGGTGCTATTGCGGCCAACGTCCGTGCTGCTGTCCATGCCGGTAACGGCTTGGATGACACCACGGTAACCTCGGACACCTCGATCGCCTACACCCGCGCTGCGGTTGCCGGCGCTTCGACCGTGGCCGTGATCGCGGCTCTCCCCGCGTAATGACCTGCCGGGGTAGTCACTAGATTACCCCGGCTTCATTGCGGGAGGGCAAGGTAGGGCTACCTGATCGGCTTCATGCGCCGAGGACACCGGCTCGACTCCGGTCCCCGCATCCACTTCTCTAGGACGAATGACCAACGATGCCACCTCCCGCAGCCAAGCCCGTAGGTGTTGCCATCACCGATTCTTTCCAGTATTCGACGGCTTCCGTTGCGGATGGGTCGTTTACCAAGTTGGTCTATAAGAATGGCGTGGCTGTTGCCAATACCGGCATCACGGTCACTTACGTAACGGATTGGGAATATAAGATCGACATCAATGGAGCGACTGGCTTCCCCGCAACGGCAGGTATCTACGACCTTGTTGTCTATGTAACGGCAAGCCCAACGAACCGCTGGATTGCCACGTATGATGTGACTCCGGCCTACTACCAAGTACAAGGCGGGTTTAATCAGCCAGTTGCGGTGTTCACTGCATCCGCCTCCAACCTGCGTGTCATGTCTGGCGGCTCGCCACTGGCAGGCGCAACGGTAACCGTCACGCGGCCTACTGGCACTGTCCTGACGCAGCAGATTACGGACACCAACGGCCTATGGGGCACCATTGCCATGGATGTGGCCGGTACCTATACGGTAGTTGCTCAAAAATCGAGCTATACTGCTGCGCAAGGAACCATCCTTGTTTCCGGATCTACTGCAACCGGATCTGGCGCTGACCTCAGCTTGACCGGCACTATCACTGCGTCTGGCGTTACCGCATCGGCGCTCTGGGGCTATGCCCGGCGTCAGTACCAGGACCACGTTGGCACCAAGGCTGACACGGAAGTCCGTGAAGCCGTGGATGACGCCCTCTACCTCATCGCATCCCAGCCGATGCCGGATCCGTGGTATCTCACGCTTGGCGGGGTGGCACTCAATGCCGCCTATCAGACCGGCACCGTTGCAGTCACCAACCTGTCTGCCACCGTCACCCTGACCAGTGGCACGTGGCCTTCATGGGCTGCGACCAATGCCGAAATCCTCCTGACTGATGGCGTCTGGTATAAGATCCTGACACGTGATTCAGGTACCGCCCTGACCCTGGCACAGCCATTCCAGGGCAATACCGGAACCGGCCTGTCCTACACGCTGGCGCAAATGCAAATCACGTTGCCCAGCGACTGCCGCAAGATCAGTGAAGTCATCCGCTCGCAGTACTGGATCTGGGGCCCTGACCCCGTATCCCGCGCTTTGCTGGAGATGAACAAGCAGACTTGGGTGCTGGGTAGCAGCGGCATCAGCCTCTGGTCTATCGAGCGCGATCGCATCGTCATCTGGCCCTACTCGACTACCACCTCTGCGGTCAACCTACTCTATTACCGCGCCCCGGCTCGCCTGGTCAGCGATTCGGACACTGCCGATTGGGATCCGTTGCGCCTGGAAGTCCTGGAGCGAGCCATTGATTACGCTGTTGCCGCCCGTGGAACCTGTGTCGCTGGCGACCGCAAGACTTGCCTTGCCGCCTTTGAGGAAGCATACAGTCGCGCATCGCAGCAGGATCGCACTTCGACCACTGCACGCATCGGCCTCGGTGGTAGCGGCTCGTCGCTCGACAACCTTCGTTACAATGCGCGGATAACCTAATGCGCCAGTGGCCCGGAATGGAGGAGAACAAGACGGCGGTTGGCTCCGGCTTCACCTCCATTGAAAATGTCAGCTATGCAGTTGATGGCGAAATGCGTCGGCGTCCCGTGCTGGCAAATCGGAAGGCGGTTGGCGGTCCGTGGACTCGGTTGTCGTATGTGGAAAGCGCATCAAGCAACTATCCCAATCTTCCATCGCCTGTACTCATCTCTGTTGGCGCTGCGCTCACGGGCGGGTCAGTAACCACCGGAACGCATAAATTGCGTGCTCGTTTTCGGTCCACCATCTCAGGGATGTACGGGCCGCCGTCCGTGGAGTACACTTTCGCGGTCGTGGCAAATGCTATTTGGGATGTGACATCGGAAGCATTCCCGCCCTATGTAGATCGCTTAATGCTGGAGATTACCCTAGCTGGCGGATCAACGTATTACGCGGCGGGTGAAGCTTCAATTACCCGCATCACTTCGTCGGCATCTGATGCGACCTTAACATCCAACGGCGTGGCTTATTCTGGCCCCGTAAATGCATCTACCGCATTGCTTCCAGCTGGAAATTGGCTCATCGGGTCAACATCAACCACGGTCTCCAGCTATAATCTGAATACCTTCGCAACGCAAAACGTCTTGACCGGACTGACCAATTCCACCTACGGCCCGACGTTCGCCTTTTGCTCCAACAAGCTCTACCTGCAAAACGGGGTAGACGGCATGCAGGTGGTGAATAGCGGTAATGCGACTGGCTATTCCGCTGGCATTCCGGCTCCCGCAATCGCTCCCACCGTCACTGCCACCGGAAGCGGCTATGTTACCGCTGGTACGCACCTCGTTCGCTATCGCTATTACGACAGCGTTCGGCAGCGATATTCAAACCCCAGCCCTGCCGCCTCAATTACTGCTGGCACCAGTCAGACGCTCAGTGCGGTGTGTGTCGCCTCAACGACCACATCGGTGGACACAATCCTACTAGAAGTCACTCTGGCATCCGGCTCGGAATACTTCCGCGCTACCGTTGGGCCTAACTCCACGGCTGCCATTGTCGTCTCCATCAATGACAACACGCTGTCAGTTCAATTGGCCGCCAACTCCTACGCTGGCCCTGACGGCTTCGGCCATGAAGTGCCGCCAGTCTGCCGCCTCGTAGCAGAATGCCGTGGGCGCACCTTCTCGTGGGGGCCGACTCAGGGCACTGTCCCCGACATGCTGTACTGGTCTCGCGTGGATTTCCCGGAATCCTACAAGGCCAACGAATGGGCGCGACGCGGCTTGAATGGCACGTTTGATTCCCCGTCCGCCATCTTCGCCTTCCAGGACGACCTCTACCTCTGCGGCCGTCAGTCCATGCGCCGACTGGTCTACACCTACGACCCGGCCAATGGCATGTTGGTGCCTATCCCGACCGATCTCGGTGCATTCAATCAGCAGTGCATCGTTCGCGTAGATAGCGCTGTCTATGGCTTTGGCCGCACTGGCGTCTGGCGATTGGCCGGAATCTCGCCACAGCGCATCAGCCAGCCTATTGATCCTTTCTGGCGTGCCGACGCCGACTTTGCGCAGTCGAGCCTGTTCTTTGCCGACTACGACCCGACTGACCGCTGCGTGACGTTCTATTACGCACGGCTAGGCGATACGGGCGTCCGCGGTGCCATCTCGTTTGACATCGATGGTCAGCGCTGGTTTATCAAGCGATTCCGCAATGTGCTGAATGCTGCCGCGCTCGTCTCGACTGCTGCCACGAATGCCACCGCATACATTGCGGACGGCGATGGCGGCTACGTCTGGAACTGGCAGCAGGCCGGTATTGCTGACTGTGTGCCTACCGGATCCACGTCTACCGCAATGACCACGACCGCAGGCAGCACGACAACGGTAATCCAGTTGACCGCCAGCCCCGGTGACTGCCTTGGCGCTATCGCCTACTTCCCGGCCACGGGCGAGGAACGACGTATCACGGTTTCAGCTGGCAGCACCGTAACACTAGCGTCAGCTTTAGCCACGGCCCCAGCCGCTGGCGTTGCGGTGTATATCGGCAGCGTGCGGACTCGCTTCCTGTCCGACCGGAACACCCTATCCGGTGACAAGGTGACACGCGGTCGCCCGAATTATCTGATGCTGGAACAGGTCAACGAAACGACCGCACCGGAAGTTGCCGTACAGTATTACACTGATTCCAGCACTACTCCTGCGGCAATCACGAGCCCTGTTGGCGGCACCAATCCGAACGGGGTAACGTCCATTAGCGGGAATACGATATACGCAGACCTTTCCCCGGTCGTCGTGGCCGTGCCGGTGCTTTCGTCGTACAATCGCTTTATCCAGTTCAGCCTAGTACAGGAAAAGCCAGCTGGAACCTTGCAGCTTCTGGACGCCTCGTTTAGCGAGTCGGCAGACAGTAACCTCAAAGAGCGGAGTCAGGCGTAATGGCTGGCATTCTCGCATCCAATGCGGACCTCTCGAAAGAAGAGGGACAGGCTGCGGTGATCCGTGACCTGGAACGGCATCAGCTTATCTTAGATTCGTTGGTGAATACGGGTGATAGCGCGTCGAATCAGTCCACTATTGCCGGCACAAATAACCAAGACACAAATGTTGGAAGTGGCATCCCTGATGGGTTTTCTATTGTCACTATAACGGTATGTGTTGGCGGAGTATCTAAATCTCTGGATGTAATAGGCAGAGGCCCGTACTAATATGGTACAGATAATTGTAGCAGATTGTACATCGTGCTCATTTGCCTATGCAATAATGACATGTAATTCAAATGGAGTAAGGGATGATAACTGGGATGTAGAGTTTGACGGTAACTATATTGGAACAGTTGATATTGACACAAATAATTTCTGGGCAGATGTCATGTTGCCAAGTAGTTTTTCTGCTTATCCTCTAGCCGCTGCAATTTATTCTCCGTGCGTCTTAGTTAAGACACGTTACGACTCAGCGTATTTAAATACCGTTGATTTTGTCGGATCTCATGTTTTGAAACTAACCTGCACGCAAATAAACGGGTTAGGAAATTTTTTTGAACTAAAAGCAATTCGGATTCAACTAAGTGGAGGATCTGTAGATATAATAAGTTCACAAACATTAACGTCAGTAAGTGGAACATACATCTTAGGCGACGTATTAACTCGTAATATAAACATTTCACAATGTTAAAAGAATACAGTCTAAGCATTGATATAGATGGCGATGGTTTCTATGTTGAAACAGCCGATGACGGCGCATGGCTTTTATTCCCTGGCGGGTCTTTATTTAGGCCAGGTGTAAAATCTATTCCAGATGCCCATTTACTGATTCCACCTGACGTTATTCCTATTAAAAAAATATCCATAACTGAATCATCTGTTCGCCACGCCATCTGCAAGACATGTCCAAAGTACCAAGCCGAAACTGACAAATGCGGCACCTGTGGGTGTTCATCGACCATGCACGAAGCATCCATGAGCCCATGGCGTAAGTGCCCTGAACGCAAGTGGCCAGAGCATCAAACCGCTTCCTCAACTAAACCATTGACATAGGATACACCAATCATGGCACGCAACTGGAAAGATGACCCGTTCTTTAGCCGCAACCGCAATAGCGGCGGCGGATTTTACCACAGCGTCTCGCCTGACCGGATCCCAAGCGATCCCAGCCAAGCCGATTTCAATCAGGGCTATTGGGCACAGGCCAACAACCTGCAAGCCTATAACCAGATGCAGGCCAATCAGCAGGCTGCGCTTGAGAACTCCCAGCAGATGCAGGGGAGCCTGGGCACCTCTGACATTGATAAGCTGATTCTGGACAATATCCGCAGCACGTCCGGCCCCGGCTACGAGAATGCCCTGTTTACGCAGGGGGCTGACATGGCTGCTGCCGCTGAAACAGCCCGTGGCCAGCAGCTACAAGAGCAGATGGGTCGCCGTGGCATGTCCATGAATGATCCGGCTGCACAGGCTGCCATGAATCAGAACATGGGGCAGCGTCAGCAGGATGCTCAGAAAGCTGCCCTGAATGCCAAGTTAGGGGCTGCGAACATGACCCAGGGCGCGACTGGGCAGGCAATTGGCTACCAGAGCGGGCTAAATAGCCAGCGCCTCCAGGCCACCAATGCCACCAATCAGCAGCTATCTAAGCCTGTCACTGCCCGCCCTACCGCGAACGTCAATGGTGCCACCGGATCGGCTGGCGCTCAAGCTGCCATCAATGCCACGCAGGCGACCAAGCCCGGCTATCAGCTTGGCGCGTTAAACTCTGGCGACGCATATCAGCAATTCCTTAACAGCACCAAGAAGCCTAAAAAGCCCTGGGAGTTTTAATCATGCCTTGGACTACCTTTGACCCAAACTATGGCGTGCGTGAGGATGCGACCGAGCAGGAAAAATCTGCCGAGCGCATGCGGGATTTCTTGTTTCGGAAGGAGCTTACAGACCGTCGAATGCGGGAGCAACAAGACGCCTTCTCTACTCAAGAGCGCATGGCAAATACAGAATTGGCAACCAAGGCAGCGATGCAGTCTCAGGCACTGGACGCTGACGAACGCATCAAAGGTGCTTTTGGCGACAGGGCAGCCCATGAGTCTTCCATGCTGGACCGCGACATCGGCGGTAGGAAAGACCTCGCGCACATCGGCGGCACTTACGACCTAGAAGGGAAAAGGGTCGCTATTCAGCCTGAGATGATGGGGCAAGCACGCGAGGACCGTAAGTTTGGGTTAACAGAGAAGTTGGCTGCCCCCGATCTTGCAGAGGCGGAGATGCTCGCTGGGTCAATGCGTGGCGGCGAAGGTGTTCGTGGCGACCTCCAGGACCAGATGATTCGCGGCATGATGCGTAAGCGTTATGGCGAAGAGCCTGATGCGGTCGTTAAGCGGGATCAGGAAAAGGAAAACCGCGCTGCACAGCTACGTGTCTTTGAGCTTTTAGCCGCTCAAGATCCTGCCATGGCTAGTGCTCTTGGGCAAAAGTTGGGAGTTGTTCCGGAAGGATTCTCGCTTCCAGCATTGCCTAGGGCACAGCAAATGGCTAAGCGGGCCAATGAAATTGCGGCTGGAAGCCAGGCAAGTGCTGCCATTGGCGAGGCGCTGGCGCAAAACCCGCTCATCACTAATTGGTCGGCAAAAATACTATCTTCTTTTGAGGGTGGCGCTCCAAACGATCAGATTAAGAAATACTTTGATGACGCAGTTATTTATCTCGCTTCGCAAACCGGAGCTGAACCAAGTGAAGTCAGGAACGCGCTCCTCGCTCGTATGGGCGGCAATTTGGATAACACTACTGGCGCTAATCTGGAGCAATTCTTTAGCTATCCAATCTCCTCAATAGGCTATAGCATTGCAGGTAAAAAACTGCCAGGAGCGAAGACCAAATACGACATCCTTGCTGGTCAATAATTTAACATGGTTTCGCCACTCCAGATTGACCAGCCGAGTGCCTTTGAAGAGGTGCTCCGCTATCTCGGGCGTCCGGCTTATGCTCTGCGCAATGCTGCCACCGGAAACCTGGGTGGGGCATTGCGTCAGGGCGCTGACTTGGTTGGCGACACGTTGGACGCATTCCTCCCCGGCGATTTGATCCCCGAACTCAGCCAGCAAGAAGATAGCCCAGAGTTCAGCGACATGCTGGCGAAGTGGGGCGCTCCCAAGATGGACCCCGGCCTACTCAAAACGGGCGTTGACATCCTTGGCGGTATCGCCACGGATCCGCTGACCTATGTCGGTCCAGGTCTGTTCACGACTCCGCTCAAGTCGGCTGCATCCGGCGCTCGTACCGCAATCAGCAAGGTGCCAAAAGGCGTAGAGGCCCTGGCTAAACTGGACAGCGGATTTGATTCAGGCTCCGCTTTCGTGCGTCGTCTCGCTGGCGCTGAAAGGGTCAGCCCGGTTGCCCGTGACGCCATTGATGCACTCAGCAACACTTCGTCAACCGCTGGTGAAGTGGCCGCAGCCGGTGCCCGTGAAGCCCTGTCTGGCCTAGCGCCAGAAGACCTGGAGGCTTTCGGCAAGGTCATGCGGAATGTGTCGCAGGATGGCGAGCGTGTACTGGTGCCATCGGTGCCCAATACAGCCCGTGCTGTCCAGACGCAAAAGGTACTGGAGCGCCTGGAGCCCTATCAATCGCCGGGGTCGGTGCCGCTTGCTGAGGACGTGTACAAAGGCGTTACCAAGCCGACCCGTGTTGAAGAGCTGTCAGACCTGGACCAGATGCTGGGGCGCGCACCACAGAAGGGCGCTGCCGCCGACCCCACACAGTACGCCGTGCGGCCCATTGAGGGCAAGTTCTCCAACGGCGTGGACATCGCCAATGATCCATTCCTGACTGACCTGCCGATCCCTCGCATCAAGGGATCGACTCCCATTGGCCCGGTTGTCAAAGGTGCCGTCAACGTCCCTGAAGACTTTGCCACCCTCTTCAAGCGCAACGCTGAAACCGTATCTACCCCGGGATCTACCCCCGACGCCGTAGCTGGAATGCTTGGTGCCACTGGCATCCCCCGTGCCGCCCGTGAAGGCGTGGATTTAGTCAAGAATCCCGGAGAAGCGGCAGCGTTCACCAGCGGCATGTCCAAGACCGTACCGGAAATGGTACGTGTTGCCCCTGACGATCTGGAGAAAGCCCTGTTCACTAATCGCGGGGAACGGGATCAGGTCATCAATGGCATTCTGGCCAGGGTGGACGCATCGGGCCTTCCTCCGGAACAGGCTGCCCGCCTCAAGGAAGCCATCCCCAAGTACGTCGATCTAAAGCATCAGCAGTGGCAGGAGCGCATTCGGCGCGGCGTCATGAGCGTTGGCCCTGGTGAATCTGCGGCCAAGTCTTTTGCCGACTACATGCCGCGCATGCTCAAGGAAGAGGACGATCTAGGGAAGATCTTTGCCCAAGGCGGTAGCGGTAGCCTCAGCTCTGCCATGGCGCGTAAGTACCCCACTGAGGAAGCCTACATGGCAGCCATCAAGGCCAGTGGCAAGACTCCAGAGTACGACATTGCCAAGGTTGAGGGCAAGTACGCACAGCAGCAGGCCGGACTTCTTGGTAAGGCCGAGTTTGCCAAGGTGCTTTCTGGCCCCTTCATCGCCTCTGCGGAAGAGAAGCTGGCCAATGCTGGCAAGTCCATTGAGAAGTGGACCCAGATGGATGCCAAGGAACGTCTGGAATTGGTCGGACTGACTCCCGCTGAACGTGCCGCACTAGACGCTAAGGGGGCATCGCTCTTTGGTATGGAAAATGGTCCAGCCTTGAAGGACGCCATCCCCAAGATCATTGATGAAATTGCCCTAACTGACCGTGAGTCAGCCGATGCGCTGGCCCGTGCATGGTCTGGCCTGCCAGGTCGCGGTGGCTTTGAACAGGCTTTGGCCATGGTCAACAACAAGTTCAAGCCGTTTGCTACGGCTGGCGCATTTATCCCGCGCATCAATTTTAATACCAGAAACATCGTTGGCGGCATGTTCCAGGTGCTGTCCAATCCAGCCGCCCGCGCACAGTGGCCGAAGTATGCACGGGAATCGGCGGATATGCTTTGGGGCTCCGTTAATGACGGCATCAACCACATCCTGGGCAGACGCATCGCCAGTGAGGACATCTTTAAACAATTGAATACGGCCATCAAAGGAGCCAATGGCAGCCTGGATAACGCCATCAATGCGCTGCCGCCTGGATCTATGCAGGAAGCCCTGCGGCATGGCGTTATTGCCAATACGTTTGCTGATTCCGAACTCCTCTCTAAGGAGATTGCCAAGAGTGGCTGGAGAAAGATCTATGCCGATCTACGCGATTGGCCTGCCAAGATCGCACAGGGTGCCGAAATGCGTATGCGCTTCTCGGTATTCGATGGGCTATTGAAGAGCGGCATGGACCCCAAGCAGGCAGCTCAGGTGGTCAGCGATACCTTCTACGATTACGCCTACAACAGCGTAGCCAATCGTCGGGCGCGTGACATTATCCCATTCTTCCAGTTCACGGCTAAGGCAGTTCCGCAAGTTGTCAAGGCCATGAAAGACAACCCGTTCCTGATCCCGGCAACGCGTCCGCTCTTCACGCAGGACGATGCTGGCGAGAATCCCCTACCGCCATGGCTTCAGAAGCAGGTGGCTATTCCGCTAGGGGATGCACCTAATGGTGATCCCACGTACCTGACCAGCCTTGGCATGCCCATTGAAGTGCTCTCGTCCCTGCCTAACCCCAGCGTGGATATAGGGCAGCTTGGCCGTCAGCTACGGCAAAACGTTGTTGGTTCCGCCAACCCTGCACTAAAGACCGTATACTCGGTATTTACCGGAGAGGATCCCTACTTCGGAACCAAGTGGGGATCCTACGACAAGGCTCCGGGCATTGCCCAGGCGTTGGGGGCTGATGAACGGTCTGATGCTGCGGCCCTGTACAACATGCTGGCAGGGACCGGGGTCATTCAGCCCATCGCCTCCCCCATCAGCACGCTTTCTAGCCTCTTCTCGCCCGATGAATCCACCGGCGCTTCACTCTTGAACACCCTAACCGGGGCCAAGGTGAAGACCGTAGATGAACAAGCTGCGTTGCGTCAGCTCCTGAGCGACTACCTAGCTGCTAGCCCTGATGTGCAGTCGTACCAGTCTTTTTATCAGCAGTCGAAAGACCCTGAGATTCAGGCTTTGATGAAGCAGCTTTTGCAGGTGAAGCAGGCGATGAAGGAGCGGAAACTTTCTGAAGCAGCTGCACCTGCTGCTCCTCCTTAAACTTGATGATTCCGATGGCCTTGTCGAAGAGCTGCCTTACGTCAACTTCTTCCTCGCCGTCAATGGAAAAATGCTTCGGTCCGCCCTGCAAGAGCAAGGCGTCGATGAACAGGGAGAGTTTTTCTGAGACAGTAGTGGCCACGGGGTTTCCTTTCGTGGAATCATGGTTTACGTAAGCGTTTTAGCAACAACCGCACAATCTCCCTAGGCCTATCAAAGCACCGGAATGGCCATATTGCGCGGAGTCCGGCGATTAGGTCGGAGTCGTCATTGGGTGGCATTGGGATCTGGCGCTTCGACGAGGCTGGCTAGCAATTTGCGGGCGTCTACAACGGTTCCGATAAACGCACCTTGCACAACGCCAACAGCTACCTGACTGCGCGATATGGGAGATTCATTCATTAGGATGTCATATGACTCAAGTAGGCTTCTGACCGTTGCCACCGCCGCATCCCGTTGCGCAGCCGTCTCTGCGAGTGCGGCTTTGGCGTCGTCGCACTGTGTCTGTAATTCACTCATACGTGCAAGCGCCGCATTAAACGCAGACATGATAGAATCCGATGTCTTACGCTCTTTAATGAGTTCCCGCGCCACCTCCGCCAATTCCCCATGAAGCGGGGATGGGTTGGTGGCGTATGATTCTAGTTGGGTGGGGGTGATGGTCATGGGGTGGCCAGTTCGTCTTTGACTATACGTGATGAGAACAACTCTTTCCCGTTGCAAATAGGCGTGACATTACCAAGCCCATCAGCAATCCAATCAAGATGCGGAATTGCCTTTTTAAGTTCAGTTCCTGGCGGAAATGCGGCTTTAATGAGTATTAGCGACGCATAAAAAGCGCGCATATCAGACAGGAACTCATCCAAGTTCTCTGGCGGTATTTTAGCAATGTCAGAAATATGTGATATTTGAATCATCGTCACGCCACCTCCCGCCGCAACTGGCGGCGATAAGAGTTATACATGGTTAGGGTCATGGGTTTGAAATACTTATTGTGGTTTCTACGGACCTGCCTGCATTTGATTCGTAAATTTTTGCCATAGTCCTGAGCCTGCCAAGTTCCTTGTGCCTTGCGGCGTGGCAGATAGGGCAAAGCCACATGACATCAAGCAGCTTACTATGGTCGTCGTGATGCGCTTCTATATCACCAGTTGCCGGGCACCTCTGGCACTTATCAGGACGCACAAGTCGGCCTTTTTTGACCGCTCGTGCGACCGCATTGTGTGCTCTTCCTGCACCAGATGCCCGGATTCGCCTCGTCTTGGCAAGCATGGTCTCCTTCCGCTTTGGATCACTGGCCCTCTTCCGGTCGTGCTCCCGGTAGTATTCAACGTTTCTATTGCGGTTCTCAGTAACCCGCTGCCGAGTACACTCCTTGCACTCCTTTAATTGATAAGGGTAAAACGCAGCGAGGTCGGAACAGGAGCACTTTTTACAGAGGGCAGTTAACATGATTAGAACGGGATTTCCTCATCACCGCCAGCGGCCGGGGCAACCGGACGCGCCCGGGCAGGCGCTGGCCTATGCGCCTCCTCCCGTCCGATAGGCGGCTCACCCGCATCATCAGACTTGGGCTTGTAGTAATCCTTCACGTCATTGGACTCCGGGAAGTCGCCCTTGGCGGGCTTCTTTCCGATCTTGGCATTCATAGACTTGCCCATCAGATCCTGCGCCATGATCTCGCCATTGACCTCCAGGCCAACGGCAACCGCGAGGCTCTTGAGCTTCCAGTCGCTGGGGTATTCGCCACCAGTGACAATGTAGTCCTTGACGAACTTGGACTTGCCGGAAGGGAGAAAAACCTCCAGTTCGATGAACATCATGGGATCACCGGCGCGGGTGGTCTTCTCCTCGGCCTTGTTGACGGTCGCCGGGTAGATGCCTGGGTCAATGAGGTAAACGGGCTTTGAGACAGTGGTGTCGTAACGCATGGTAGGGCTTTCTTAGGCGGCTGCGGTTTGAGCGGCGAGTTGTTTGTTGAGCCAATCCAGGCGCTTTTGCATGGAATCGGCATCGAGGAGGGCGATGTCAGGGGTTGCGGCTTCCCACTTGCTGAGGGTGTCGGGCTGGACTTTCACCCTGAGCAGGAGCGCGTTGTAGTCCGCCTTTTGTTCATCAGTGCAGAGGTTTGCCCGGACCGACTTCCGGCCAATGACCTCTTCGCCGTAGCGCTTGGCGAACTCAGCGAAGGACCAGAGGAAGCTGGAGCCATCAGGGAACTGTTCCAGGCGGGTCTTGCCGACGTAGGCGCGACGCTCCGGGCCGTTCTTCATAACGCGGATGACCAAGTGGAGTTCGTATTCGAGCTTGTCCCAGGAATCAAATGTGGTCCCGACTTCCTTGCCGTCCTTCCAGGTGCTCTTTTCGTGATGAATCAGAATCACGTTCATGTCCAGGCGATCCAACCACGCAACCATCCGGCGCATGTGGCCGATGGCTTCCTTCTTGGATGCGCCGAAATCTGCGGTGGGGTCGTATTCCTTCCCCTTGGCTGCGGCATCGCGAACCATGCGGTCCTGAGTGACGCTGATTTGGTTATTGAACAGCTTGGACAGGGAATCGATGACCAGCGTCTTGCGGTCATGGTCTTCCGTGGCGAGCGCCTGCACCTGCTCAATGACCTCGTTGAAGTCAAGGGAGCCATCATCGGGGCCAAAGTAGACCGCGCCAGAATCGCGCAACTTCTTGCGGTAGTGATCAAGATCGGCACCGCCCTCGGTGTCGATATAGAAGACGTTGGGGAAGTCGAGTGCTGCCCAGGTTTTGCCCACGCCGGGCTTTCCGTAGACGACAATCTTGGGTTTACTCGGTTCGACCGTTGCCGGGTCGCGTCCCTTGAGTTTGGATTTGGTAGCCATGATAACCTTTGACCTTAATTATTACGCCCTGGTCAGGGGCTTTGGTGGGGGATCCCGAATCGAACGGGCTCGTCTCCGCGAAAGGAGTCTGAATGGCGCTATCACTTTGGATTGGTACCGCACCAAAGCCTTAGCCACTTCTCACATCAGCCAACGATGCTTCATCCCCCATATGTGCCGGGTTTGAGCCCCCGGCGAGGCTGTCATCGATAAAGAAAGTAAATAGCCACAGAAGCGGCAGAAAGAGACGAAAGAATATTTAAGCCCATTGGCGCATACTTCTTTGAAATTGCCGACATAAACTCTACGAAGATCCAACCAAGACCCATTACTCCGAAAATAAAAAAAGCGTTCATGTTAATCCTTCCGCCCATTCGGGCATTGTTTATTTAAGTTATGCGCTTAACCGTAACCCACCCAGCCACGCCACATACGGCAGCACTCAGCACCGCACAGACGCCACACGCGATCAGGCCGGAACCTTCCAGTTCAAGCCACGCCTGGATGCAGATACCGCACAACATCATGGTCAGGATAAACGAAACGGTGACGATAAGCAGTAGGCACCAGTCGATGATGAGATCCCAGTTCAGGGTTGGCGCTGCATGCATACTCAGAATCGGCGTTGGCTCGCATTCCTTCTTCGCCTCACGCTCAATTGCGACGCGTTCGCAGTGGTCGCGGAGGTGGTCGTGGTCGTCTTCTAGGGCCATGATCAGGGTGGAGTCGTCGGAGTAGTCGATTTTCATGCCACAGCTCCAAACGGCATAGCCTGATTAACCATCGCCTGAAGGTTGTCCTCCTCGGCGTCCAGCGTTTTGCGGGCATCGGTGGTCAGCACCGAGAAGCCAGCCAGCGAATCGCGCACAGTCCGGGGATCGACCAGCACCTTGCGGATCGACTGGTCCAGACGCTCGGCGAGACCGGCCAGTGCAGTGAGTCCAGCGCTGTTGCACTTAACCGACACGTCCCACGCCTCGTCTGCCAGGTCGGAAAGGTGTTCCGTGGTGTCGAGCGCCGGGGCAAGCGAGCCGTATGCCTTGTCGGGCGTGAAAGTCCACTTGCCGGACTGCAACGCCTTTAACGCTTCGACTAGGCTATGGTCCTCGGTGAAGAGGGCGGTGGCGGCGTTTAGGGCTTCGGTGCGTTGGTCGAGTTCGGAGGTGGTCATAATTAGCCCTTCCGCTTCTTAGTGGCCTTCTTTGCCATCTTTTTGACCGCCGATTTGCGCTTGGCTTTTGTCTTACTGATAACTACCTGCGCGGCCTCCTTTGCCTTTTCTAAGTCTTCTGCGGTGTCATTCTCCACCGACAAAAGCATTAGGGCGGTGTCTAGCGCCAGGGTTCGCGTTTTGCGGTAGATGGCTTCATTGCAATCAATCCATGCACGTAGTTCGTCTGGCGTGCCATTGAAGCAGCCGCAGAAGATGCGCGTCGTCTTCTCGGCCTGTACGGCCAGCAGATTGCGACCGCAGACGCCGTGTCCGGTGAACTGGACTGAGGCGGTGGATAGGATTTTGCCGTCATCGCCCAGGTTCGCGTCGCCCAGGTACGCGCCGCCCAGGCACGCGTCGCCCAGGTACGCGCCGCGCAGGCACGCGCCGCGCAGGCACGCGCCGCGCAGGTTCGCGCCGCCCAGGTTCGCGTCGCCCAGGTACGCGTCGCCCAGGTACGCGTCGCCCAGGCACGCGCCGCGCAGGTTCGCGTCGCCCAGGCACGCGCCGCGCAGGCACGCGCCGCGCAGGTTCGCGTCGCCCAGGTACGCGCCGCGCAGGTTCGCGCCGCGCAGGCACGCGCCGCGCAGGCACGCGCCGCGCAGGTTCGCGTCGCCCAGGTACGCGTCGCCCAGGTACGCGTCGCCCAGGTACGCGCCAGACTCCACCGCCTCTACCAGCGTATCTTTGATGGTCTTGGCCGCGTTCGATTTATATATCACCGAGTTGTCGTATCGGTTTCTGATTTCGTTCGGCAAGGATTGGGAGGTGTCGGTCATTTGCTGGCCTTGGGTGGGTGATGGGCGGAACATAGCAACACCATGCGCATGGTCAACAAGTTTCTACTTACCGCGCTTTTCCCTCGCTAATTTCAGAGCTTTTGTCATTTTCTTGCTATGTGCAATTCGCTCCTCAGGTGTAGTCTTTGCCCATCGCAGTGCGGCCATTTCTGATGCGGTG